GTCCGGATATTTCTAGGTAGGTCGTCATGCGGCAACCTCCAAGCCTGCAGTATGCCGGCGGTGAGCGGCGGCCAGCTTGGTGTCGTAGTCGTTTTTCTCGAAGTCTGGGCCGTTGTAGCGGCTGGCAAAGTCTCGCCAGTCGTGGCGGCGCAGGGCGTTGTGAATTGCCCGGTCGGCCTCGATGAAGCGAACGAACGCTTCTAGCTGATGGCCCTCGCTTGCGCGCATTGCTTCAAGCCATGCGTGAGCGGTGGCGTACCCCAGGCGTGACCAGTGAAAGCCCATGATCTGAAACGCCCCCCATGAGGCCGACTCGATAGCCGCTTCGTTGTGCAGGTCGCGGGCCTTGTCGAGGCGGTTGTGTTCGCGGTGGCCACCGATATAGCCGCCAGGTGAAGCGTTGACCAGGGCAGGGTGGCTGCGCTCTAAGGCAACGGGGCTCACGCCGTAATGCTCGAGCCGGCGGCGCATAATGTGACGTTCATAGAGAATCACCGGCTCGCCGTTTCGAGGGCCACCGAAGTGGAACCCGACGCCACGGCTCTCGACCTCGTTGACGGCCATGACCGCTGCGAGATCCACTTCCAGGGTGTTGGCGGCACCGACCAGGTCGATTTGACGCAACGCCTTTGGGTCGTCGCCCTGGATGAGCGATCGGCGTGTCTTGCGTCCGGCGATACCATCAACCACCAGGCTGTGGGCGCGCTGGAAGTGGCGAACGGCAGTTTCGGTAGCAGGCCCATAGAGGCCGTCTGGCTCTAGGCCATAACCGTGCCGGTTGAGATCCTGCTGTAGGGCTGCGACATGGTAGCCGCGGTCTCCGATGCTGAGCATTAGAGCCTCCGAAGTTGGATGACGTGAGCGACGTTGCCGCGAGCGCGAACCACGAGCGCGGCAAGAACCAACATGACAACGGCAACACCCCAACCAGTGGGGCAGGCGGTGCCTGTCAGGATGCGGATGGAAACGGTGCCGGTACCGGCGATCAGTAGCCACGCCAGGCAGGCATAGCCCACACGATGGCGGGCCTCGCCACGGCGAAACATAAGCAGCCGGATGCAGATTAGTGAGGCAGCCAGCAGGGTGATCATCGAGTCGGCCGGTATCACTTCTTTCCTCCTAGCCAGGCCTTGAGATCCAGCGTCTTGACGCCTTCAATAGCTCTAAGCCCAGCAGTAACGCTGACGGCAGCGGCGATAAACGCCGAGACGGCGGAGTGTTCGAGCATGTCGCCTAGCGTGGCGGGGCCGCCGAGGTAGCCGATCAGGAACGAAATGGCGAGATAAGCGAGGCGTTCGAGCAGGCCCAGCTCTTTCGCGCTGATGACAAACAGCGCGGCGCCGCAAAACGCCCCGACAACAGCATTGGCATCGATGCCTGGCAGCATTCCAATGACAAGGGCTGCAAGTGAGGCGGTACCGGCGGCGGTGGCGGTGCTGGGTTCTGCCATAAAGTCCTCTCGTTTTTCGTCAGCTCCAAAGCTGGACGGTGTCAACCACGACCGGGGTCGGCTGTTCTTCCGGCAGCTTGACCAGGGTGCCGTGGGGCAGGATCGGGCCGAGATCGGCGAGTCCCGGGTTCATTTTGAGCGCGCGTTCAGTGACGCCGGCGGTACTGCCAAGCACTCGATAGCAAAGCTGGTCGAGTGTTTCGCCCTGGTGAGCGCGCACGGTGGGCACTAGATCAGCTCCACGACGGCATGGTTTTCGCCGACAATCTCGCTGACTGCCCAGCGGGCGTCGCGGCGGTAGTCATCAGCGGCGAGATCCTTGGCTTCGCCACGCTCGTCGCCCTCATTGGTTGCGCTGTAGTCGCGGTAGCGTTCGAGCAGGCTGGCCAGGGCGGTGGCGTAAACGGCACGGCGATAGAGCAGCGGGTGATGCCCTTCGCTTTGCCACACGGCACGCGGAATATCGGTGGCGGTTGTGACGCCTGCCGCCTGCTGCTCTTCCTGGAATCCCGCCAACTGACGGTTGATATCGGCCATGGCCACCCGAAGCGCCTGTTCGACGCGGGTATCGGTGACGGTAGAGTCGATGCGTTCGGAGTCACGAAAGTCGTTAACGGCGAGGTCTGGCCAGAATCCATTGTTGGCGATAGCGTCAGGTGGAGTGGTGGTCTCACCGGTACCGTAGGAGATCAGCGACATGGCGGTATCTCATGTTTAAGAAGGGGGTGGGCTGGGTGTCGAGCGTGGATGAATCCTGCTCTAACCCGGCGCCCCCTTGACGTCGGTGTGCGACTCGGTTGGGCGATCAGGCGGTGGCCTGGCCGCCTTCGTTCTGCTGTTGCTTGAGCTCGCGCTCGAGCTTTTCGATATCTTTCTTAACGCCTACGCGGTCATGCAGTTGCAGGGCGCGGCGCAAGTGTTCAAGGGCTTCGCTCAGATTGCGTGAGCCACGGTGGGCATAGCCCAGGGCCTTGTGCAGCTTGGCGCGAATCTGGTCGTGCATATCGGCGGCGTGGGTTAGTGCTTCGGCGCGACTCAGGCGCATGACCAGGTCAGCGGCTTCGGCAGCGGCGCGGGCTTCCCCTTCGGCGTCATCGGTATGCGGCGCCTCTAGGCGGGCCAGTGCTTCCTCGGCGACCTGCTCGGCAACGATCGACGCGGTGTCGCGCTCGAAGCGGTCAGGGGTGTCGAGGCCATGACGCAGGGCGTACTCGGCAACCTCGATGCCACCCTCCAGATCACCGACGTCGAGACGCCAGAGCATGATCGTCATCAGGACGTCATCCTGGGCACCGTTGCCGCCTTCGATAACGCCGGCCACATAGGCTTCAAACTCGGGCAGCATTTCGCGCTTCTTGGCCACCTTGGCCTCGATCGACTTGATGCCTTTGAGGGTGCGACGGGCTTCCCATAGTGCGGCAGCGTGCAGTTCGTACTGTTCGCCACCTTGGGCTGAGCGAGGGTCAGCGGCCGCCGCCGCTTTCGCGGCGGTGACTCGTTGATAGTGTTTACGGGCGGGGCTTGTCATTCACCTCTCCTTATGCGCTGGCCATGTCGACGTTCTCGATCAGGCAGCCGAACCCGTAATCTTCGACCACGTAGGCGTCGTTTGAGGACTCGTAGTTCTCGACGCGCTTACGCTTGGGGTTGTCTTGCACATAGCGGCGGCGGCTGCCGTTCTGGAAGTAAATCGACAGGTTCTCGAGGCTGGTGATAAGGATTGCACCATCGGGTACAAAGGGTGCCCGTACGGCCTGCAGGCCACCGACACGCTTCTGGCTGATGATCAGATCAAGGGCGCGCTGCTCAGTGGGTGCGTTTTCCTTGTTGACCAGCGGGAAGTATTTATCAGCAAGCAGGGTACGACCCATGATCGCCACCAGGTCGGTGGACTCCTGGTACCAGGGCTCGATCAGCTCGTTGACGGCATCCATTACCAATGCATCGAGGTTGGCGTAGTCGCCGACAATCTTGTTGGGCTGCGCCTCGTCGGCAGTACCGTCGATAACGATGGTGCCAGCCGCCTTGCCTCCCGAAAGCACTCGAGCAGCGGCATTGTCGCGGTACTGCTGAATCCAGCCCTTGTTGACGTCTTGCAGCATCGGGTTGGCAACGCGGTCGGTTTCGCTTGCGGCAGTAGTGCCGTTGAACCCGATCATGATGCGGTCGAGCGCCTGCTGGCGAAGGATGGCGTTACGCACCCGCACCTGGAAATCTGCAAATTTTGACCAGGCGTCCAGCTTCTGCCAGGGCAGGAATGTGTCAAATTCTGTCGATACGCACTCGTACTGGTTGGCGTCTAGGCCTGTCAGGTCGCGTGGTGCGCGATCTTTTGCCGAGACGTCGGTACGCCCGGCTATCGGCCCGCTAATGCCAAGGCCAAGCTTCTCGCCCTTGAGGTCATCGACGCCGATAATGTTGATCCGGCCCAGAAATTCGCTGGACTCCTGCATTTTGCTTTCCAGCGTTTGCTGGACACTGGGCTCGACCGCGAAGGATTGATTCGCGCTTGATACGCCGGATAGCTCAGCGATTCGCTGGGTTAGCTTATTGAACTGAAATCGTGTGTCGTTGCGCATGGGCAGCGGTCCTTAGCAGTCGGTGAGCTGTGCGTTGCCGCCGCCGGTGGCGGGGGTGCGGCTCTGGGTGTCGGGGGTGTGGTCAAGCTTGGTGTACAGCTCATCCAACTTGGTCTTGGTCGCGGTATGGGCGTCCAGGAGCTCTTTAAAGGCCGTGCTGCTAGGCAGTTTTTTGAGCTCGGCGTCCAACGCCTGGTACTTCTGCACGAACAGCTCGAGGGTCTGCTCGAGCTCGGCGCGAAAGTCGGCAAAACCCTTGTCGGTCTTGGCGTCGTGCTTCTTGAACAGTGCCTTCACGCGCTCGGTTAGGGTGGGGCCCTGCTCTTCCGGTTTTTCCGTAGAGAAGTCCAGTTCCGTTTCCACGGCGGCGGTGAACACGTTATGCGCTGACTGCTTGCGGGCGGCCAGCGGTGAGGCGCTTCCCTGCTGGGCGCTGAACTGCAGCATGTCGGTGCCGAGGCTCGCTGGGGAGTCGGTGACTGCTAGGCCGATCAGGTAGGCCTCGCCGGTATCAGCGAATTCAGGGTCTACCTCGATGCTGGTGTAGATCTTTTGACGCTCGCCGTTGATCTGCTTTAACCGGTCGGTGGGGTCGATATCGGCAAACAGGGCCATCTTGCCGTCGACTTCGCGGGCCTCAAGTTCTGTGACGTCGCCTAGGGCGGGGAAGGGGCCGTCGGCGAACATGCCGCGCATGTGCTCCATCCAGACCCGAGCGCCGTAGGTGGCGGGGTTAAAATTCTTGGCCATCTGCTCGATCCACTTGCGTGAGATCGTGCGGCCGTCAGTTGTCGCGCCTTCGGTCGCGATGCGGAACTTTGCCATGGCTGCCTCGTGGGTGGTGTTAGGGGGTTCAGGCGTTGCCGTCAGGTTCCCCGCGCAAGGCGTCTGGCTCAACGCTGTGGCGTTGTAGGCGTCTTATCCACAACGCGACATGCCGCGAGCTGCGCGGCGGCGCGGTTAGGCTGGCGGCATGACAACGATGCCTGCTGACACCCCAGACTCTTCGCGCGTACACGCCCGCCATCTTTACTGGCAGGGGTGGCGAGTTGCGCGTATTGCCGAGCACTTAGAAGAGAAAGCCGCCACCGTGCACAGCTGGAAACAGCGTGACGGTTGGGACGATGCCTTGCCCAGCCAGCGTGTGGAGGGTGCGCTCGAGGCGCGCCTGGTGCAGCTAATCAGCAAGGAAGCCAAAGAGGGCAGGGATTTTAAGGAGATCGACCTGCTGGGCAGGCAGATCGAGCGACTGGCTCGGGTGCACAAGTACGAGCAGACCGGGCGTGAAGCGGATCTCAACCCCAACATCAACGCACGCAACGAAGCCCCACGACGCAAGCAGCGGCGCAATGCGCTGGATGAAGAGCAAGTCGAGCAGCTGCGCGAAGCGTTCCTGGAGACCAGCTTTGATTACCAATTGGCCTGGTACGATGCGGGCCAAAAGCACCGGATCCGTAACATATTGAAGTCGAGGCAGATCGGCGCGACGTACTTCTTCGCTCGTGAGGCGATCGTTGACGCCTTCGAGAACGGGCGAAACAAGATCTTCTTGTCGGCGAGTAAGGCCCAGGCGCACATCTTCAAGAACTACATCGTTCAGTTCGTCAAGGAAGTTTGCGACGTCGAGTTAAAGGGCGACCCTCTGGTGCTGGATAACGGTGCCGAGCTCCATTTCCTAGGCACAAACTCAAAAACAGCGCAGGGCTATCACGGCGACGTGTACCTGGACGAATACTTCTGGATCGGCCGCTTCGCCGAGTTCCGCAAGGTCACGTCAGGCATGGCGATGCACAAAAAATGGAGGCAGACGTATTTCTCTACGCCTTCAAGCATCGGCCATGAGGCCTACCCGTTCTGGAACGGCGCTATGTTCAACAAGCGCCGGGCAAAGAAGGATCGGGCCGAGTTCGACGTAAGCCACCAGGCGCTGGCCGGCGGGCAGCTTTGCCCCGATGGCCAGTGGCGTCAGATCGTGACTGTCGAGGATGCTATTGCCGGGGGCTGCGACCTGTTCGATCTC